GCATGGGAGGACAATGCCGCCTGGTATGCGCTGGAGGATGACCCCACCCCATCATGCTGCGCCGTGCGAGATCACCTCTTCCCTGGTGGTCGGCCCGATCCGGTAGGTGTCTCTCCTGATTGCCTTGCCATTTGGGATGAACTCACCGCCGAGGCCGAGCGCGCGGAGCGGGGCGATGAAAACCAACCACAGAGGACACCATGACCGTTCGAGAACTGGCCGAATGGCTGGCTGCATTTGAGGATCAGGATGCCGTTGTCAAGGTTATTGTTCATCAACGCGGATCAGGCTATTACGATCAGGGCGGCATTGCTGCAGCGGTTGAGTTCAATCCTGAACTACATGCCGAATACACCGACTTGCGCAACAATCCACTAATTCCGCCAGATGCACCGTATTACGGGAAGCGGACGCTGCTTTTAGGAGAGATTGATGGCTAGGCCGTGACCCCCCGCCCCGAGCCACTGGGTCGCATGGTGGCTGGCGCGGCGGCTGCATCCGGGGGTTGAGATCATGGGAGTGAGGGAGGCGGGAGATTCCGTGGTACGCTCACCGCAGCATCCAAGAGCAACAGCGCCGCCGCCATTGGGCGATCAGCGGCCGCTCTGACAAAGCCCATGCCTGGCACGGTCGCTCTCGCAGCTGCCGTGCTTTGTGCTGTGTGCCTGCACAAGGGAGGTCAGGGGCGCCTGACGCCCCCTTCCTTCGTACCCACCACGAGCACGGAAACATGATACTGTGGCCACGTCCGCTGGTGAGCCTGATGGCCCGGCCGACACCAACCCAAGCATTTCCCACCATGAAGAACACCACCTCCCAAGAGGTCGGCCGCGTCGTTGCTATCGGCCTGACCATCTCTGGCCTGCTCTTGCTGGCCCTCGCCCAATGGCTCTGGGCGCACCGCCGCGAGATCCTTGACGGCATCGCCCGCGCCATCCTTGCCACCTACGCCGCCGGCCGATGGACCCGCGCCCAGCTGGAGGCCACCAGCGCCAGAGCTGCTGCCCTGGTTGACTCTCAGCCCGTCCCCGCCTTGGCTCCGATCAGCTCCAACCTGCAGGCTTTGCGCGAGCTGCTGGAGGCCTGGGTCAGTCGCCTGTATCGGGAGCTGACGGCCTGAGTCGGATAACGCGGCCACATTCCAGCCACTCGATTCGATGATTCGGCAACAGCTGCTCTGGTGGCTGGAGTGAGTACCAGCGGTGCCCGCAGGCTGAGCACAGCCGCCGCCGCACGGTGCCCTCCGCCGTGTCCCGGCTGAGCACGACCCTGCTCTGGTTGGCGCCGCACGCGAAGCAGTGTTTCACAACATGAAGGCTTGCCTAGCGATAGCGGTCTGCTGTCGCTATCCTGGAATCACGGCCCACCGAGGAGCCGCGCCCACCACCTTCCCACACACTGCAATGACATTCACGCTTCTTCGCCGCACCAACCACGGTTGGACTGATCAGCACGGCGACGCATCGGCCGAGTTTCTTACCGAGGATGCCGCCCGTGATGCCAGCATCGAGCTGGATGACGCATGGGCAACCGCCAGCGAGTGGAAGATCGTCCCCACTGCTGAGCTGGGCAACTACGAGCTGGTCTAAACCATGACGGACACCCCCAAACTGTTTGATCTGGTCGGCAAAGCTGGAGCGCTTGCCACCAGGATCGAGATCATCGCCGCTGACTTAGAAAGCGACGACCCGGAAGTTGTTACGGCAGCCGAAACTGAGCTTGAGGAGCTCATCAACTCTGAGTCTGGCAACCGTGAGGCCATCATGGGCAAGGCCGACTGCTGGGCCTGGGTCATCCAACACCGCCGGGCCATGGCCACCGCCCGCGCCGATCAGGCCAAGCGCCTGGCGATCCTGGCCAGGGCGGACCAGGCCGCCGCCGATGGCATGGAGGCCCGGCTGATTGCAGCGCTGACCAAGGCCTTCCCGGCTGAAGTGCGGTTTGAGCTGCCGCATCACCGCCTTTCCAGCCGCCCCAGCGAGGCGGTGGAAGTCACCTGCGACCCGGCCAAACTGCCGGAGAGCTGCCAGCGAGTCATGGTTGAGCCGGACCGCACCGCCATCAAGGCCGCCATCAAGGCGGGCGAGACGGTGCCAGGCTGTGAGCTTGTGCAGCGGAGGTCATGGAAACTTTCGTAGCGATTAATCCCGCCCCAGGTGCCAGGCTGACACGTTGGCAGCGGTTGTTGTTGTGGCTCCTTACCCGCAATCACAACATTGCCGCCATGAGGATCAACCACAACAATGGCCAAACTACCTGGGTTTGGATGCGCATCAACGTCAACCACTACGCACCGCGTCGCCACCTAGAGCGATGCCTTCACAAGTCACCCTGAGACAACCCCCATGCCCATCAACACCACCGAAAGCACGGCAAGCGATGCCGTGCCAGAGCACAGTCGGTTGATTGCGCAGCACAACATGCTGGCGGCTGAGTACCAAGATATTCCCGCAAAGAATCGAGATTTATACTATCAAGCGTTAACACTAATCAATGCTGCCAACCAGGCAGTGTCCAGCATCAGGGACAACAGCTACGAAAAGGCACCGCTTCCGCACGGTCGCATCAATGACCTACGGAAGGAAGCAATCAGAATGTCGGCTGCCATTGAAAACATTCTTGCGAGCCGGTTATGACTTGGCTTGTAACCTACGTCAGCCTGTGGGAACCTGATCTGCAACGTTCTGAGCCGTGGGTCTGCCCCGGCTGGATGGATACCACAAGTGCCATGCACGCGTTTCAGGCGCAGTGCCGATCAGTCACGGTGCTGAGCATTACGGCGGCGCCGCAGGAGGTGGAGGCGTGATCGACTCTGAAGCCAACCGGCAGGACGCAATTGAATTTGCTTGCTATAGAGCGCTAGACGTCATGACAAACGAGATGCCTAGCGAAAACGGCAATAAGCTTCGGATTGATTTATTGCCGATGCTCATTGCCGCTTTGAAGGTCATTGAAAGCGAGCGCACTAAGCAGCCGCAGGGGCTCAGTGCGCCATGGACTCACCAGGATGTGATCAATCGTCTACAGCTTATGAACCGCGAACACATTCAATCAAAAGCGCTGAGAAGGCGCCGGACCCAGCCATGAGAATCACCCTCGCCTATGGCCTCATCCTGGCCGCCCTTGCCTGGATGCCCTACGGCCTGATCTACCAGGGTCAGCGCACCGCCAACCCCAGGGCGGAGTCAATCCTGGGGCAGCTGGCCAACCGCTGCGACCCGACCACCGCTGAGTGGAGGGGGTGCAGATGATTGACATCAGCACCGCCATCGCCGCCGCGTGCGCTGGGTTTGCTGCTGGCTGGTTCTGCAAGGCTGCGCTGGAGCGGCGCCAGTCGGCCATTGCTCTGCGCGACAGTGCACGGGCACTGGCAAACCCGCCCTATTCCTCGGCAGCCATTGCCTTATGCGCCACCCAGGAGGATGCCGCCACGCTTGGCTGGGTAATCATCAACCCGTGGCAGGACGAACAGGTGCGTCAGGCGCTGGAGGATGGCAGCAACCCACCACCAGGAGAGGCACCATGACCCGCGCTGAAACTGTTGCCATGGCGGCGGTGATGCTTGCGTTCTACGCTGGCTGGGCTTACAGGGGATACCAAGAGCGACAAATAGAGCGGCGTGCGGAAATCCGCCGTTATCTAGAGCGGCGTTCCGCGAGCCGGCCACTCCACCACCAAGAGGCACGCCATGAGCCCTGAGCTCCAGAACCGCCTGCAGACCCTGATCGAGCAGGCCGCCGCTGAGATCCTCGCCAACGATCGCGACACCATGCAGCGGCAGTTTGACGCCATGGTTCACGAGTACCAGGCCGGTTACCGGGATCATCGCCTTTGGGTCCAGGGCCGGCAGGAGGCCGATGCCCGCTGGCTAGCCGCCATCGCTGAACAGCAGCAGCACGTGACCCGGGGCGGCGCCAGCTGGCAACACCTGGAAGCGGTGGTGCGCCGCGTCACTGGTGGCCGGTCGAGCTGATACAGCCCTACCACTTATCACCCAAACCCGCTGCGCCGCAAGCTGTCTGGCCCTGTAGTACAACCGCTCACACCCGATTGTGACGGGATGTAACGGGCAACTGTCACACCCCTGCGGAAAACCGATTTATCCACAAGTTCAGCCGTACTACTTTGACCAGATCGCTTGCGCTGCAATGTATCCCAGCGGTGGTTTCTCTGTACTAAGCAGGGTGTTTTGGTATCACCTCGCTACAGACTTTCGGCGCCAATGTGCCGGTTGAGTGTGCCAGTCGTGTGCCACTTCGTGCTTATATGTGCCACTTTGTAGCTGTCACAACAGGGCCAAACCCCTTGTGCCGCAACGGATCCGGCCGATCTTGGTACGCCCGTATCACCACTGCAATCGGTGACATCTGGTGCACACTGATGGAGTCCCCGCACCACCACCCATGGGAGTCATCGCTGATCAACTCCGCGCCTCGTTGCGCGATCTGGCCGCAGCCGATGCCCGCCTCTACCGAGGACTGGCCGCCGAGCTGGAGGGCGCCGCCCCCGCCCAGGCGCTGCCAGACACCACGGCGGAGATCGCCGCCGCCATCGCGCTCCTCCAGCGCCACGGCTACACGGTCACCCGCTGACGGCCACCGGCCCCCGCAAGGGGGCCCCTGATCCCCACCCCCCCCGGCACCGCCATGGACCACACCACCACCACCGACACCGACGCCCTACTGGCGGAGGTGGACGCGCTCCTGGCGGAGACGGCCGCCACGGACGCCCGCATCGAGGCGCTGCTGCGCACCGGCAGCCCGGCGGTCGTGATGGCCGATCTGGCGCTCCAGATGGAACTGGGCCGCCAGGAGCTCGATCAGATCGAGCGGGACCAACTGGCCATTGAGGCCGCCATCAACGCCATGGAAGCGCCCTGAGGCGCCGCTCCCCCATCGCCCCGTGTGACACACGGTGCACGCGCCAGACACGCCTTGCAGGGGCACACAGGCGCCTCTCACGACACCACCCCCCCCGAACCGTGACCAACTCACGACCCGATCGCGCCGCCGCCAACGAGCGCCAGCGCCGTTACCAGCAGCGCCTCGCCGGCCTACTGCCCCCCGTGCCCCGCTGTGTGGACTGCGACTGCCAGGCCACAGCCGCCGACCCCGACGAGGCTGAGCCCCGCTGCTTCTGCTGCTGGCGCCGCACCGACGAGGGCCGAGAGTGGAACCGCATCCGGATGCGCCAGGCTCGCCTCGCCAGCCGGATCGTCAGCGAGGCAGCAGCGTGACCCCACTCCCGCCACCAGGGCCAGAGCAGCCCATCTGGATCACTACCCGCTGCGGCGCCATCGGCCGCCTACGTTGGGCCAACAGCGATCCCAGCGACACCGATGCCAGCCTTACCTGGCCCCGATGGGGAACAGTTTGGTTCTCTAGCAAATGGTTCCAACTATGGACGAACTGATGCAATTTATTGTTGGATCCCTGGTGGGATTCTGCCTGCTCTACAGCTTCCAGCTTCTGATGGAGCGCCGTCGCCAGCATCGGGAGCACCGCCAGCACTGGGAGCGCCACGCCCCGTGGCGGCACCGACGCTAGAGGTTGTCAACCAGGGCGGTTGCGCCGTGTGGCGCTGCTGCTCTGGTGGCCTGCGCTGGGATGGCCCGGAGGCTCCTGCGTTGTGCGCCGCGCTTCAGGGCGTGTTCCGTTGAACAGCGGGGGGGGGGGAATGGTCTGCCCCCTTGAGCCTGCTGCTGATCTCGCTCCATCCCAGGGGCAGACACGCCAGCAGCACGGCGCCGAGGATGATCATCTGAATCTGAGTCTGCGCCTGGCGCTTCTCGATATTGCCCACCCGTTCACCCAGAGACGCCCGCTCGCTGGTGTGCTGGCTGGCCTGCGTCAGCAGGGATTCGATCTTGCCTTCGAGTAGCCCGATGGCCCGCAGAATCTCGCCGTGTGTTGGCTCCAAAGGGTGACGGGGCTCGCCCGCGCAGTTTAGAGGTTCAACCATTGCCGGCCAGTTGTTGCCTTGCTGTAGGTCCACCCTACACGCGTTGTAGGTTCAATCAACGCCGCCGCGACCGGTCACCTCGACGGCTGTCACCGATCGCCCGCAACGCGATCAGCACCAGCTGAACCCAGCCGTTGGCCTTGATCGAGGGGGTCAGTGACAGCAGCTCTGAGCCGACGGCAGCGGCGACAGCGGCGTAGAGGGCTACGGTCTCAGGGCTCATGGTTGGCCGGCAAGGGCCACCAGATTAGGCGGAGATAGCCAAAGGTACCGATCGCAGCCGGCAGACCACGTCAACCAGTCCTCCGGAGCGATGGGTTTCCTCCGGCTTCTCGGCCCACACCCAGCGGTGCCAGGCGGGGGAGATGTCGTCGCTTCGCGTGTGCCCGGCCCACGCTGCGGGGGAGAGCTGGAACTCCAGGTAGGTCCCGTGCGTGTTCCAGTGGTTCCTCAAGAACTGCGCCTGTGTCTGGGTGAGGAACTCAAAGGGCAGCTCTAGCGGCACGCCGAACCGCTCTGGCGCAAGACGAAACCGGACATCGCCACCAGCAATGGACCTCTCACGTGTGGTGGCCGTGCTGCGCATTCGATAGCGACGCCGACCGGCCGGAGCGAGAGAAGGGAAGGTGGCCATCAGTTTTGCTGAGTCAGAGTGGATTGCGGTGCTTCAAAAGGCTGATTGCTTGTTACAATATCTTGCAAGAAATCAATGTAGCACACTAATTCATCGGCTGAAGCGGCACCGCCTCGTGATTTGTAGATTACAGCACCACGCGCGGTAATCGTGCTGGCCGTCCAGATTGTTTGTGGGATCGTAATAATCGCCCTGTTCGTTGTATTGTTCAGCGCAATAGTCGGCACAACCACTTTACCACCAGCAGTGTACCCCGTGCCGGTCACTTCGTTAGTGACCTGGTTGCGCTTACTGTGTGACTTGCTGGCAGTGTAGGCGCTTGTAACCAGTATCATTTTGAACGTATCTGTATTAATGTCTACGGCTCCCGTAGGCCCATCATACATAAAGCAGTTGTAAAGCAGTGAGGCCATGAGTTCAAAGCGAGTGAGCTTAGGATAGTGTAATACCCCAGTCGTTGGCTAGCACGGTCAGCGCCACGTCCACAGACTCAGCGTCCAGCACAGCTGGGAACCCGATCACGCGGCCCACCAGGCCGCCCCATCCTCGGTTTGCGTTGTTCCGATCGTTGCCAATCAACACGCCATTCTGCAGCGTTAGGACGCCGCTAGAGCGCTTCAACCTGAGGATGCACGGACTGTTGATGGCGGGCAATACGCTGGCGAATGTATTGGTTGCTGACCCGTTGACGAATGCCTGATTAAGCTTTGCCCCAGCTTCATCAAAGCCAGCAAGACCCTGATAGCCTGTTACAAACCATTCATTGGAATTGGCGTCATCCACTGTTGTAGTCACAAGTCCGTAGTAACCGGCAAACGTTGATCCCAGGTTGGCGTCAAGCACAACCCAGATTTCTCCTACTGTAGTTTCTGTGGTGTCAGTGTTGCGCAAATAGTTGCTATGGCCGGCACTTCCCCAATCAGCACATTTCTTGCCATTGATACCGGTCACATATTGCGGGCCAGTGCTTGACTTGGTCAATGTCCAAGCGCGAGAACCCTTGCTTGTGATCGCTGTAATTTCAGTTCCTGACAACGTTACCGTAGATTCATCGGAGAAATCATAATCAAACACTGGGTTCAGCGATTGTATTCTGTATGTTTGAATAGACCACGTTGTGACGAGATCAGCGCCAACTCCTGAGATTGGCGGACGGGGCTGCGCTTCGCCGTTTGTCATCGTCCACTCTGTGGTCAGATCAGCGCCTCGGGCTTGAACTGATGTTGTGGTGGATATTGACCAGCTGGTGGCCAGATCAGCCCCACGAGCCATCACGTTATCAGCTGGAATCATGCCAAGAATTATTGAGACTATGTGACCACCACATTGGTAGTCCTCAACCTCTGGAGCATCTAGGTAGATCCATTGGTAGCCATTCGGCTGAAAGTCAGCAGATTCGAGGCCATCAAACACAGCGCCTGGCAGGGTAAACCCAAGCCAAAGAATGCCAGCCTCTTCCACATGAGCGTCAATCGCCAGCATCTCAGACTCTGAGATGCCAATGAATGACAGCCTGAGCTGACCGTCAACCTTGACAGATCCGGTCCTGACCCGAGCCTCTGCGCCGTTCATTGCCGCATGTGTTTCGGTCGGCTCTGTACCAGGAGACCACAGGCGGGAGCTGGGAATCAATGATGGAAACGGCATTAGATTGCCCTCCTCACAAGCCTGCCGTTAGCGTCCCATTCATAACTCGTCCAGCCGTCCGGTATCTTGTCCATGCTGCCAGAGGGGAGCAAAGATGTAGGACCAATATGGAATGAGGTTATATCAAAGCCGACTAGGTTAGGATCCTGAGCCACTCCCCATAGGAAGGCAGCGTGTGCTGGGTTTGCTGGATCGCTGTAATCGTAAGGATAGTTCTGATAGGCTATGATTATATTAGTTCCTGGTGTGTATATGATATTGTGATATCCAATCCAGGCTGCTGGTACCCAGGTGCCATCATTTTTCAGCCACCGAACTCCAAATGCTACAGAGTTGGGACCGCCAACCGATGGGTTATATGGCGCAAGATCTGGTGGAGTCACGGTGTACGGTTTAGTAAATCTTAAGTTTTTAGGAACTTTAATTTGTTCCTCTGTTGTTTCACCATTTTCTGGGCAATAGTATTTTGCATAATATTGTGAACCAGGGGCCAGCGTTTTTCGCTCAGGCGGTTGCGGCCCTGGCTGTATCGGCAAGAGTGGTTGAGTTTTTCTACCGTAGGCCGGGTATGGTCTGAAGTCGGTATATGGAGTAGGACGAAAATACCAGTCAACAAACTTCGGTTCCTGGCCAGTGTCGCAAGTGACAGGATCAAGTGTGGCAGGACCGTCAGGAGTATCCTGGATCCGGATCGGTTCGCCGGTCTGTGGCGCACCCGGTCCATCCTCTGGGCCATTCGGAGCGCTTTCATCGCCCAGAGTGTTGGGCTGTTCCTGCGCAGCACCTCCACCTACGGCCTCTGCGGCAGCTGGGTTGGTCTGGTTGATGCCGATGTCTGGTGGCACCGTGGCATCGGTGCTGCTGTTGGTGTCCTGCGGCAGGCCGGTCCGCTGAGGGCTCAGCAGGATGCCAGTCCCCACCGCGGCAACCACGTCAATGGCCACCAGGCTACGGCGGAGGGCATCGACCGGCAGGTGGGTCAGTTCGTACCCGACGTCCCCGGCGTGGGGTTTCGTGATCCGCTCAACCTGATAGAGGTAGTCCCAGGTGTCTTCCCCACCGCTGCTGGTCTCCCTGGGCAGGGTGACGCGAACCACGTCGCCAGGGGCCAGGGTGGTGCTGTGCGCCCCAGGCCTCGCCCGCAGCCGCGCCGTGTGCGTGAGGTGACAGCGCCGGGCCAGCTGGTGAGCGCTGAACCGCGCCGCGTGGAGCTCGCTGGTGCAGAGCTGGCTGAGGTCGTGCAGCTCGAACGGACCTGCCTCCGCTGTCCCCGCGTATCGGGTTTCGAGAACCCTGGCAATGCCGAGATCGTTGCTCGGCTGTTGCCGCCAGCGGGCCTGAACCGTGAACGGCTGACGGTTGCCCAGGCTGGTGTAGTTGATGTCCAGTGATTCTGGCATCACGTTGTCTATCGTGAAGCGGTAGGCGTAGTTGAGCGGACCGGTCAGGATGTTGCCCTGTGCATCGGTCGGCAGAATGGGACGCAGCCCAAGCTTGCCGCCGTTGCGGGATTCGGCCACCAGGAAAAAAGGTCCCCAGTTGGCGATCAGATCAGGGATGCTTGTGCGCTCGCTGATGCGCTCGCTGATCACGCAGTTGCAGGTGAAACCTTGCCGCTCTAGGAATATCGCTGTTGCTGTCAGCGCTGGCACGTCGATCATGTCCGCTGGGACCGTGCTGCTGCGCTGCATCAGGTACAGGATCAGGTCGGCAAAGTTGTCAGACGGTCCATAGACTCCATCCGCCAGTCGCGTTACATTGACACCACCACGAATAAAAATATTTACCTGGCGCTTGAAAGCGTCATTAGTTGCAGCAGTCTGTATCTGATAACTGAGAGTGCTCAGGCCCGGATACGTGCCAACACTGCCGCAATATTGCGACAGCTGAGCAATCTCCGGAACTGATATATCTGTAATGTAGTTTCCCGGCAGCCAGGCCCCGGCACGGCGGTTAAAGGTCTGGTTGAACGACCCCGTGCGGACTGCTCCGGAGAACACGTCTCGAACCTCGATGGAGCTCATTGGCCCCTCACCCAGGAGCAGGTGATAGCTGGCGCCGATCAGGCCAGGCCCTGGGGTTTCATACCGCACCTCTGTCGCTGGAGGGCTCAACAGGACACCGCCCGCGCCGTTCCGCCACCGCGCCCAGACAACAGGGATCGGATCGCCTAGCTGTGCTGCCCGTTGGTCGGCCGTCACCAGATCGCCCTGACCGGGGGCGGTCACCGTGGGGGGCACCACCCCGGCATACAGCGACAGGAGCGCCTGAGGATCAGAGGCTGCTAGCCAAGTCATGATAACCGGCACCCCACTCCCATCATGAGGGTAGTGAGCGATCGCGGCGGCACCTGGTAGCCAACAGGATCCAGGGCTGAGCCGAGCTGGCACGTCATCCGGGTCAGGGTGGCCGTGGCGCCCACCACCTGGCCCAGGAATGATGCCTGCAGGACCTGCCCCACTGGCGGCACTCCAGGAGTGGCGAGGGGATCAAACTGGTACTGCCTGATCTCCACCAGGTAGCCCTTGGCCAGCGCCCGCTCGAACGCCCTGGTCACCTGCCAGGTGGCGGGGGCCTCCAGGGTGAGGCTGGTCTCGTCTCCGCTGAC